GCAGTCATTTCTTTCTTTTTACGATTTCTTTTATCGCAAGGCTTCTCATAATATTGCCTTTGTCTCAACTCTTTAACAAGACCTGCTTTTTGTACCTTCTTTTTTAGTACACGCATTGCTTGTTCCAAGTTATTATTTCTTACAACAACCGTTATACTCACTTACATTACCTCCTTAACTACCATTAAAAGCGTCTACATCAATACCAACATCTGGTTTTTTGTTAGACTTGTCTTCACTATCTAGTAATAAAACTATGTAGTGTATTGCCTTAAATAAATCCATTTTATTTCTGCCTGCTTTCTTACCATATCTGCATAGGTATTTAATCGCATTTGATTGACAGAAGTCCTTATCTATGTTTAAATGTCTTAACATATCTTGGACTTGAAATCCATCTTTAGTTGAAGAGTAATGCTCTCCATATGTTTTCTTTATATAACTTTTTATCTCATCTAATATTGTATCTTCATTATATTTCATATAGTCCTCTTTGTGTTTATATAGTATGGTAAAAAAGGAGAGGCGCCACTACACGCCTCTCCAAGGACCACACTATGGATAGATTTAGAATTAAACAAGTTCTTCCTCGTCCTCTTCTTCCTCACTATCATTGGACATCATTTGTTGAGCTTTCAAGGCTTCAGCCTTTTGTTCTTCAGCGATACTTTCGGCAGTTGCCCCAGCATCCACTTTAGTGTACAAGTCAACAAAAGAAGCTTTTGTATCATCATCAAATCTATTAGTACACAATTCAATTGCCTTCATCTTATTACCGAAGATTGAATATGCTTGAACAATGTGGACTAATCTTCTTGTTGATATAATCTCATCAACCCCACCATCAAAGTAGGTTTTTCTGATTACATCAGCCCAAGTTGATAACTTCTCAACATACTTTTCATCTTTTTTGCCAGCGGCAGCAAGAGTGTTGTTAAGAATTTTCTGCTCTGTTTTTACAGCAGGATATTTCTGTTCAAAGGTAACTGGAAATCTTTCCAGGAACGCTTCGTTCAATATGTTAGTACCGATAAACTTGCCGTCTTCACTACCTTGACCTTTAGTGTTAGCAGTTGCAACAACATTGAAACCTTGAGCAGGTTTAACAAACTTGTTTATCTTTTTAACATAGACACCATTACCTTCTAGGATTGGTTGTAAACACATTATCTTATTAGACGCAAGGTCAATCTCATCAAGGAGCAATATTGCACCTCTCTCCATTGCCTCAATAACAGGACCATTCTGCCACACGGTTTGACCATCTTTAAGTCTGTAACCGCCAAGTAAATCGTCCTCGTCTGTTTCAATAGTAATGTTTACCCTAATCATTTCTCTCTTACTCTCGGCACAAGCCTGAACAACAGAAAAAGTCTTACCGTTACCAGAAAGACCAGTAATGAATATCGGATAAAATCTTTTTGATTTAACAATACTTCTTACATCTGGATGGTTACCAAATGAAACGAAGCCATTGTCTTTTTGTGGAACAATATCACCTTGTAAAGATGAAATCACATAAGCAGCTTCTGATTGTGTTTCAGAAACAACTTCTGGTTTCTTCTCAACTTTAGTTGAAGTATTTGTATCAGACAAAACTTTGTCATTAGATACAGGATCAACGGCAGGGATACCGTCTAAAGGCAATTTATATTCGCCTCTACCAACTCTCAATTCAGGATTTCTTACCAACCATTGTGGTTTGAAATTCATTCCAAGAGACTTGGATACTTTCAATAACTCCTCGTTATTCAAAGTAGGTTTGTTGTACATCTTTTGGGCAGCGTCAACAAACTCTTTTTGTTTAGTGTTCAAAGTTAACATAATGTAGTTCTCCTTTTTTTAGTTTATGTATATATGCTACCATATTTTGATACATATGTCAAGCAAAAAATGAGCATTTTTTCAAGTTTTTTTGTCATATATATCAACGCTTTTTGCATATACTAGGCGACCTGTTTAATAAATTTGTTTAATAATACTCTGGAAACGGTTCTTTGTTTCATTGATTTACTAAACGCTCTTCTGATATCACCTTTTTTAGCGTCTTCTTTTATCTCATCTAGGTTAGCATTTTGTACTTGCATATCTTTACCATTGATTAGATAAAATTCGTTATAACCATATGCTTCAACTGAAGCAGCTTTGTGTTTATTATATTCTGCTCTAACTTTAAGTTTAATCTGGTCTTGCAATTCCCAAGATAATTTATGTTGTCTTTGAGATAATGCGTATCTATCAAACTCCCATCTTCTACTAGATTTTAAAATAAAGAAACCGATAGTAGTAATACCAAATTTCTTTTTAAGTCCAGTCAGTAATAATCCTGTTGTACCACCTTGACCTTTAATTTCTTTTCCTTTAGATAATTTTAAGATACCTTGCGAACCATAACCTCTTTCAGGCATTTCTCTAACAACACCATCAACGGTCATAAAGTTACCTTTGTTATCTCTATTACTATGACCATCAGTTAAAGTAATTAATGAAAGTTTAGACACTTGATACTTTGTTTTAAACAAAGGAACAATCTTGTACATAGTAGCAAGTGCCTCGTTCAAAGGAGTAGAAGAAAGATGAAACTCACTAGGCGGATATAATCTTTCAATGTATTCCAAGTTTCTTCTATATGAATAATTGTCATTGTAATACTTACCATAAGCATATAAGTAAAATAATGATTGGTCTAATTTTTGTTTTTTAATAGTATGATTAGCAATCTCAACTAAATTAAATGCTTCAAACACACTATCACCTGCTTTGAATTTAAAACAAGTTTTCTTATTCTCTTTTGCGTCAAATCTTCTTTCATTCCAAGAAGCATTTTGTATTCTATCTGAAAAGAAATATACTTTAAAAGGTATATTAATTTGTTTACAGAACCAAACTAATTGTAATAATTGGTCAACCGTCTTGCCAATACAATTTGACATACTACCTGACCAATCAAGTAATAAAATCATCCCGTGGTTTTTAGCGTCAGGTATTACTGATAGTCTTTTAAATATGTCTTCTGATATTTTGTATTTGTGTAATTTAAGTGGGTCAATAATTCCAGTCTTGTCAGTAGTCTGCCTCTTGTAACCTTCAGCAGATTTCTTCATTTCAAACTCTTTAACAAGGTATGAAATAGTTGCCTTACTATCTCTTTTGAATTTTTTGTATTCTTCAAAGTTTTGATTAATAGCATTTTTACTATGGTGTTTAACCATATATTCGTTATTAACTTTTAACCAGTTCTTATTAGAATAAACAATCTCATCTAAATTTGCGTCAGGTATTTGAAAGTAATTGTAACCTCTACTTTCACCATCTACATATCTTTGTTGAATTGAATTGTCAATATTGTTTTGAGTTATAGATTTAAGTGGCATATTAATCTTAACATTATCACCACCAGCACCATCAGGATTACCATATTGATTTTTTACTTTATCAGACTTGTCTTCTGAATTTTCTTTTTCACCTTCAGTTTCTTTTGAACCATCGCCGTTTTCTTTTGTTGCGTCTTCTGATTTAGTAGGTTCGTTTTGACTATCGGAATCACTCTTCTCTTGTTCGTTATTCTGGTCAGATGATTTACTATCTGAATTTGATTGTGAATTTTCATCATCTTCCTCTTCTGATTTTTCTTGTTCGCCATACATTTTTACTAAAGGATGACTATCAAAGTCAGGTAATTTTTTAAGACTTTCATTTTGTTTTTTCTGCCAATCAGATAATTTTTTTGCAGCCTCAATAACATCTTTAAAAGTTTTACAACTATCAACTAGGTCTACAAATAATTTGTCTTCATTAGAAAATTTGATACTATCTAATTGTTTTGAAGATTTAAAGTATAGGTTGATTTTATCAATCAACATTAATTCAGTATTTAAATTCTTATTTCTAACATTAAAGAAGTCATCATTCCAAAGAATATTGAAACCATCTTTATAATCTTGTACAACACCAGGATATTTCTTTTGAATTAATTTGTCAATTCTAACATCTTCAATAACATTTATGTAATCTTTAATATCAAGTAAATTATTGTCACCATTTAAACAATTCTTCCACTCTTCAGCAGGAGTATTTAAAGCGTGAGAAACTTCGTGTGCAATTAACATATCATAAACAGCACCTCTAGGATTTTTAAAAACTGGAATAGTAAGTACCCTGTCTTCTAAATTAAAAGAAGCAGTCGCTACATTGTTGTGTTGAATTGTAATGTTTTCTGTAGCAAGTAATTTTGCTAATTGAGATTTGGAATCAATGTTCAAATTCATAGTGTTGTGTCCTTTGTTTATCATTTATACACATATGCTACCATATATTGAAACATATGTCAAGCGAAATATGAGCATTTTTTTAATTTTTTTTAGCGTTGATATATAAGGGTTTTTTAATATATTGTTATAATGACCCTTAAATCGTAGGTTTTCGGCGGGTCTGGAGGGCGCTGGAGGGCGATTACGGCTATCCCACGATAGATTGTATCTAGGGATTTTAGGGTTTTCTAAATATAAACACAGGCTCGTATTTCGCACCACTCTCCTGACTACTCAACTGCAACTTGTATGTATCAGTATGTTCAAAACCTTCTTCAACTGCTAGTCTTACGGTGTCGTCTTCAAATGTTTTATGAGATTTAATGTTCGCTACATTAAGACCCATATACTTACCAGACTTCAAACCGACTTTAACATTTTGTATAGTCTTTCGTAAGAAGCCTTCGTTCCAGTCTTCGTTAGTAGAAAACTGATTAAATGATTGTGCCTCGTCTTCTGAATATTGTTCCCAATTAAAATAAGGTGGACTTGTAAATGCAAAATCTAAACTATTCTCTTTAGGTACAAATGTTTCACTACCTTGTTTATTTAAGAAGTAATGATTATTTGGATTAGCAAAGTCTTCTTTAATCTCTTTTAATCCTTTAAATGTTAGTGTCGCTGGGTCAGTACCTACATAATTAACATTGGATATAATCGCACCTAATATACGACCACCATAACCCATAGACATATCCCAGACTAGTTCGCCTGGTTTCATAAAATTTTGATATAAACAAGCAGCTGCTGTAGGTCTGAAATTAGATACACATTGCGTTCCTGTATATCTTCTTAATAGACTTCTCATTGTACTTTCTGCTTTGTGTTTACTTTCGGCAGATGAATATGTCTCTTCACCATATAGATTATATGCAAGAGGTTTTAAATCGTCTACTTTGTATTTACCAAAGAAAGAACCAGTTAATAGTTTTCTGATACCTTTCTTAAAATGTTCTTCACTCTCAAATATCTCCATCGGTGTCTTCATCTTACCACATCTAATACCAAAACTATGTGGCATATAAGACCACGCTAATGATAAACCTTCTTGGTGAGGTTTAATAACTTTATCTTTAGTTAATAAATTTTTGCAATCAACTGCTCTTAACTTAGCCATCTTTTCTTGTCGCCAAGTTTTATCTGTATTGTAGTAAGGAAAACCTTTTGTCTGCCAGAAAGTATAAACTTCGTCTATGTTCTTTTCTAGTTCAGTTTCATCAACCTTCTCGCCTTTTAGATTACCTTTACTAGTGATTAAATCTTCACCTTGTATATCTACGAAAGCTGCTAAACTAGCACTACCTTTTATATCAGTTAATTTTTTCATTGTCCACTTGTATCTGCTTTACCTGTGCCTTTACTATTTGTTGGCACTTTATCTGAATAAGTAACCGTATTGCCATCATACGCTTCTTGTTTTCTTATTGAAGTTAAATCAGGCATAGGTGCTGTTCCTTTATCTTTGCCACTTTCAACTTCATATTTGTTAAATCTAGGTTTCTTTGATTTATCTAAACTGCCTACATCTAAAGGATAACCAGGTCTTAATTTTTGTACTTTACCACCTCTTTTTAAAAACTCTTCTATACTCTCTTTTTTCATAAGTATTTCTTTTTGTACCATTTATAAAACTTCTTATCATTAAAATATTCTGCAATATGATTAGCAGGTACTTGGTCACTTCTTATACAATCAGCAATGTCCTGATAATCTGTAATATCAACTTTAATTTGTTTGTCTTGTTTTATTTTACTTAATGCCATTAGTGTTCTTTTTCCGTTTTCGCTCTTGTAATATTCTGCCATAATTAGGCCAACCAAACTTATCAGGACTTTCGCCTACATAACGCCAACGAATAACTCCTGTATTAGGGTTCCTCTCATATATTTTTTCTCTTACTTGTTTTGCTCTTTTCGCCATTTATTATATCCTTCAATCCACTCTTCTTGTGGAGTGTCTTTTACTTCTTTTGCTTTATCTTCATACTTCAATATTAAATTTGATAGTTGTTGAAACGGATAGTTTCTAGCAACCATATCGTTTCTGTGCTTTTTCAAGTCTTCTAATAATTCTTCAAATAACATAATACTCATACGCTATCATACTTTCCCAAACCTGTCAAGCAGGTCTAGTCTTTTAAAGTATGATTTATCATATACCTCTTTATCTAGTTCTACGCCTATATATTGTCTTCTCATTTCTTTTGCAATCCAAGGCACAACACCTGACCCTGCAAATGGATCAGATACTATATCTTGTTCTTTTGATAGATATTCAATTACAAGTTTAATGAAGTTATCATTCCACACATATAAGTTAAAAGGACCTTTTACATTTCCTAGTCTTTTCGTATCATATACTAATATGTTCTTTAACCAATCACCACTTCTTTTAATTGTACCTTTCTTTGTAAATACTAAACAATGTTGATAATTGAAATAATACATATCTCTTTTATCTACTGGATAGTTTCTGACCATTATTTTATAGTCTTTTAAAACATAACCATTTCTTAACATTGCATTATAATATGTAATATGATTAGGCAATATCTCGCCGTTTATTTTTCTATCTGTTTGTGATATAACTACAAAACCATCATCTTTAGTTGTTCTTGCCATTTCATCACACGCTTGATTTTGTAATACTTGATATTTCTTAACATCTTTACCATAAGGCGTTTGTGATATATCTGGTAAACTAGTAAATGTTAAGTTAACACTTTGGTCTGGC